TGTTGCACAGCCTGGTGCATGGCGGGTGCATCACGGCGAGAAAGTCCCAGCCGTCGTCCAGAATGTCGCGGATGTCACAGATCAGGTGGCGGTTGCTGCCATCCTCCGCCGGCAGCAGGTCGCAGCTCCACGCGTCATGGCCCAGTTCCGTCAGGGCGCGGCGCAGAACGCCGCTCGTCTCGCATCCGACCAGACACCTCACGCCGGCACCCACGCGCTGTAATCCTCGGCGATCGCCGCCGCCATCGCCGCGCCCAGGCTGGAATGCCCATCCCGGCGCAGCTGCCCGCGCAGCCGCCAGCCCTGCGGCTCGACCCTGCCGATCAGGACGGCCAGGCGATCCAGGTCGACGGCCGCCTCCATGCCGTCCAGCGCCAGCACCACGGCGCCGATCAGCGGCCCCTGCAGCTCCACCCGGCGCCCGTCATAGGCCACCCGCACGGCGCGCAGCGCGTCCAGCACCATGTCCCGGCCGTGCGCCTTCAGCAGCGATTCCAGCCGCCCGGCCGCCTGGGTCCGGCCAGGTCCGGCCTTGGCTTCGGTGCCCGAGCTGACCAGCCGCACGCCGGCGGCGGCGCAAACCTCCACGACAAGCCGCGCGTCCGGGTCGCCCGAGGTCAGCCGCGCCTTCAGCAGCGCCGTCTGGTGCACCTGCAACCGGTCCCGGTTCAGCGCCATGAACGCGCCCGCCTCGTCGGCCAGGCTCATCTGCGGCATCACGTAGCACGGCAAATTCGGGATATCGCCGCGCAGCAGCGCGGCCGCCAGCCGGTGCTGGCCGTCGATCACGGCATAGAGGTCGCCCCCATCTGCTCCACAAGCACGGCGCGCGGCGTTCACCGGCTGGTACTTGGCCCAGCTCCAGCCCGCCGCGATGCGCCGGATCAGCGCCACGCTGCGCTCCGACTCCAGCGACCGCTGGTATGCCGCGCCAACCCGCATCAGCGACACCGGCACCCAGTCGAGGTCGGGCAGCGGCCCGCCGGGCGGGAACGTCAGCCCCCGGCTATCCGGCAACCGCACCTTGCGCAAGGTGATTGGATGCACCTGCCCGCCATTCATGCCTGTTTCCCCTCCCCAGCCAGCGCGGATTGCTCCCGCTTCACCTGCTGCACCCGCAGCCAGAGCCGCCGCACGATGCCCTTCCACCGGTCGCGATCGAGCGCCAGCGCCGCCTTGTCGGCGTCGGCCTCCTCCAGCTGCAGCCGCAGCCAAGCGTTCTCCGCCTCGAACAGCGCCGTATAGTTGGCGTCGCTGGTCTCGCGCTCATAGTTGCCCCGCGCCCGCGCCAGCTTCTCCAGCGTGCTCGCCCGCCGCAGCGCGGCGGCGCCCCGGTCATGGGCGATGGTCAGCAGCTGGTTCATCTACTGCTCCATGAAGGCGATGCGCCTTCCCGTGGTCCAGCACAGGCCGCAGGTGCCGCAGGTGTCGGTCTGGCGCGTCTCGTAGGGGCACGGCACGGCGTCCGATGGGATGGCGCCGCGCGCCGTCACCGTCGACCGCGCGCCCGGGCCGTCGCTGTACCGGATCCAGAACCGGTCGGCATGGAAACGGGTGACGATGCCGATGGCGTCGCCGATCTCGGTGCCGGGCATCCAGGCAGTGAAGCCGAACACCCGCAGCGCCGGGAACATCCCCAGCCAGGCCAGCCACGCCATCACGTATTCCGGCGAGTAGAAGTCCCCCAGGACGTGCAGCCGGACGACGAATCCGTTGCGAAAGCGGCGCTGCAGCGCGGCCAGTTCGCGCTCGATCTGTTCCTCGAGCGCGTCGCCATGCCGGAACCGGCGGGCGGCATGCATCTTGTTGCCGTAGCAGTCGAGCCAGTGCGCGCACCCGGAAGGGCAAGTCGCCCGCTCCTCGAGCGTCAGGGTGAAGATCGGAAAGCCGCGCCACCGTCCCTTGCGGACTTCGCGCCCGATCTTGCGGTTGTGGAAGCCCGACTTCAGCACCGGCCCGTCGTCGCCTGGAGCCATCACGCGCGTCGGAAACAGCGTGTGACCTTCCCGCGCGGCCGGATGGACCGAGAGCAGCACCACGCGCCGCTTCTTCTCCGGGCGCTTCATCCGCGCCAGGCCGTGGCCCGGCATCGGCAGGTAGCGCGACTTGCGGGCGGCCCTAACCATAGCTGGCCACCCCGGCGAGCGTCCGCGGGATCGCCTCGATCTCGCGCCGGTCGAACCGCGCGCAGCCCTCGATCGGGCAGCCGGCGGCGTACTGCATCAGGATCTGGCAGCGCGGGCAGTGCCCCTCGCCCTGCGCCAGACGCTTGCGCGGCGACCGCACCAGCCCCAGCTCCGCCGCGCGCAGCGCCGTGTCGCCCTTTGTGCGGTTCAGCCGGTGCGCGATCTTGCCCTCGGTCAAGGTCATGTCCGGCCACAGCGCCCGCAGCCTGGCGTCCTCGGCCTCGCTCCAGCCAACCGACGCAGCCGGCACCGTCGCGGCCGGCTTCTCCCGGCTGGACCGCGTGAGCGCCAGCGCAACAAGCCGGCGCTCGGCCGCGTTCATCCGGCCTGTCAGCGACGCGTCCTTCGCAGGGCCGGGCATCAGCGGCGCCCGCCGTGGAATTCGGCGGCGCCAGGCCAGCCGGCCGGCGCCTGCGCCCCAACCTCCTGCGCCAGCGCCGCATAGCCCGCCAGGTCCACCGCGCTGTCCCGGTGCACGTAAAGCCGCTGCCGGGCCAGCTTCATGCCCGCCAGCATCAGCAGCACCTCGCGCGCGGTGTAGGCCCGCCCGGTCAGCGCCTGCCAGATCAGCGCCACGGCGCCATAGGTGTCGGCCGCGTCGCCATACTGGTCGGCGCGGTCGCCATTGATCAGCGCCTCGGCCTCGCGCAGCACCGCCGCCCGCTCGTTCGCCTTCTTCAAGCGTTCACTCATCGGCGGCCTCCCGCGCCGCGGCGGCCAGTTGCCGAAGCACCCGCCACAGCCACGCCAGCGAGGCCAGCAACACCGCGAAACAGATCAGATCCCCCCAGCCCATCGCCCCCTCCATGGCTTATCGCCTCACTCGACCCGCCGCCGCCGCCGAACCTTCGCCATACCCGCGCGCTTTTGCGCCGCCTGCTGCAACACGCCGTCGATGCTGTCGCGCAGCGCCTCGAGCAGCGGCTGCAGCCGCGCCGCTTCCATGTGATCGATCCGGCCGTCGCGCAGCGCCTCGGCCATCGCCGCGCACAGCGCCGCGTTGTCGGCGTGCACGTCGAGCAGGCTGGCGTCGTCGGTGTCGACGACGCGCAGCTCCATGCCGATCAGCCGGAACAGCCCGTTGCCGAACCCCGGCCCCAGCACGGCGATCAGCCGCAGCAGACGGTCGGCGGTCGGCAGCTGCCGGCCCTGCACATAGCTCTTGATGGTGCTCGCCCCGTCCCCCGTGGCGTCGGCCAGCTGCGCCGTGCTGTATTTGCGCCCCTGGCCCACCAGCAGCCGCAGCGCGTCGGCCAGCGTCTCGCGGACGGTATCGGGGCTGAGCGCGCGCAATCCGGTCATGATCCGGCCTTTCCGTTCGTGCCAGTGTTCCCATCGAGCGGGGACACCTGCCCGGCCGACGGTTTGGCAACATGAAAGGAGGCCAGAATTTCCAGATCCGCCGCGAGTTCGCGCAGGGCATTGATCAGGTGCTCGCCGGGACGCCGCGCCAGGCGGTTGTCCCGGGCCAGCGCGTCCAGCATGCCCTCGGCGTCGTCGAGCCGCCCGCCCGCCACGGCGCGCAGCGCCTGGTCCATGGCGGCGCCCCACATCAGCGCGGCGCCGCCATCGACCTGGGCGGTGAAGAAGATGCCGTCGGCCCCCTGCCCGTCGATCAGCGCGCCGATCTTGCCGGCGATCCGGTTCGACTGCGGCCCGGGCCGGTCTGACAGCGCCGCCACCGCGGCCTCGAGCCGCCGGCGCAGCGCCGAGGTGTCGGGCGCCCCGCCGGTCGATCCCCGCTTGCGGGCATGGTACGCGGCGCGCTGCATCTATGCGGCCTCCGTGGCGGGGCTGGCGGGCGTGGCGCCGGTCTCGGGCTGCGGCACCGTGAAGAAATCTTCTGGCGCCAGGTCGATCAGCCCTTCGCGGGCCTTGTCCATCAGCCGGTGCTGCCACGACGCCGGGATCGGCTTGCCCTCGATCAGCAGCTGGTTCACTCGACTGCGATGCCGCTCGACAAGCGCCGCAACCGCGTCAATGCCGCCTAGCTTGCGGACCACGTGGAGTGACGGGGAAAGGGGATAGGTGCTTTTCATGCTGCAAGATTGTGTGATTTCCACACACCCTGTCAACAGCTTTCGAGTGGAATACGAACGTGCCCTGCGTGCGCGTTCCGCGCACACTCCGCGCATGGACGCTCAATGGTTCAAGAAACGCATGCGGGAATTGCGCGTCACCCAGGAGGACGTCGCGCGTCAACTGGGGCGTGATCGTTCGATTGTCAGCCGCATCCTCACCGGCACCCAGCCCATGGGGCTGAAAGAGGCGCGCATTTTCTCCCAGATGCTGGACGTGCCATTAGGCGAGGTTCTGCGGCGGGCGGGTCAGCCTCTGACCGATCGTTTCGACGTCGAGCAGTTCGTGCCCGTCGAAATCGTCGGCACCGTCCAGGCCGGCATCTGGCGCGAAGCAGTCGAGCGCCCGGCCCCTGACGTGATGCCGATCTACGTCGAGCGCCCGCCGGGCGACGGGCGGCTGTTCGCGGTCGACGTGCGAGGGGATTCCATGGACCTGGTGTTTCGCCAGGGCGAAACGCTGGTCTGCCAGCCGATCGACAGTTTCCCGGGCGAGTTGCGCAGCGGCCTGTTCGTCATCGTTGAGCGGCGCCGGCACGACATCGTCGAGACGACGGTGAAGGAACTGGAAATCACCGACTCGGGATGGATTCTGTGGCCGAGGTCGAGCAACCCGGCGCACGTCAGGATCGACGTGGCGATGCACGGCGACAACGCCGACGAAACCAGCGAGATCCGCGTTACCGGCGTCGTGCTAAGCTCGCACCGTCGGCTGCTGCCCGGGTATCAGTAGGTGGTATAGCGCAGCCGCGGTGCCGGGCGGACAGTGTTCATGGTGATGCCGTCGGCGATCATCTGCGGCTGGCGATGCGCCTCCCACAAGGCGCGCTCCCGCATGTCCTCTTGTCCGGGCACCGGGTACAGCGCCACAGCAACGCCGCCGCCCGGATAGTGATTCAGACCGCCCGCCACCCAGTCCGTCGCGCCGATCGGCGGCACCCAGTAGGTCGCCGCGCCGGTGCGGCTGGTCACTGACGGCACGACCACGGTCTTTACCGCATAGCCCGGCGCCGAACAGGTGATGGTCAGCGGCTCGCGGCTCTTGCCCAGCGGAATGAACCCGCGCAGCCCGTAGGTCGAGGCGACCAGGTGGCCCTTCTGGGTCACGTCGCAGATCGCCGACGCGGTGTTGGTGTAGATCGGGATCGTCTGGTCCGTGCCCTCCATGACCGACGCGCACCCCTGCAGGGCGACTGCCGCCAGGACGATGCCGGCTACCTTGTTGCGTATCATCTTCTGCCCCCAACCCGTTGCACAAATGACTTGCCGAACACTAACACGAAGTGCCGTTTCTGATTTGTGCGTTTTTCACACTTTTTCTGTTTGACAAGATGTGTGTTTGGCACACATTCTCAAGCCTCCACAACCGGAGGCCATCATGTTTACCTTTCCGACTGACCTCGACTTCGCCCAGGCCCTGTCCGTCGCCGAGGCCGCCGCCGTGCTGTTCTCGCAGAAGATCGTCGAGACCACCGGCGAGCCCGCGCCCGGCGCCGTGCTGGTGCACGACCCGCACCTGGCGCTGCGCATCCTGCAGCAGGCCGCCCGCACCGCCGGCAACCCCCGCGTCAAGGCCGCTGCTTCCGTCGGATCGCCGCGTAGCCCACTACGGCGAAGCGGGGTCGCCTGACATGGCCATGTGGGACGTCTGGATCGTTGCCGCCGCCGTTGTCGCGCTCGGCCTCGCCGTCACCGCCGCCAGCATCCGGAGGTGGCTCCATGGAGAGTGACACCACTTTTGCCGACCGGCCCCCTCGGGAGGCCATAGCCGGCAACGCCGGCGACGGCCCCACCCCGATCAGCCTCGGCCGCCCGACGCTCGACCTCGCGCGGACCGCGTCCGGCGAAGCCTCCGAAGGAGAGCGTAGCCGGATGACGCTGGTCCCGGCCCCGCCCGTTCCCGAGCCGGAGCGGCGGTTCAGCTGGTGGAAGGAAACCGGCATGGACAACCGCACCGTCCGCTACCTGATCCGCGACGAGAACGGCAACCACGTCGCCACCTGCGGCCTCGAGCACCAGGCCCAGGACCTGATCGACCTGCTCAACTTCGCGATCCGCGCCGAAGCCAACATCGACGATTTCGAGGCCCCGCTCACCGGCCTGCGCGAGGACCTGCACGAGGCCCGCGTCGCCGGCAAGGGCAGGGTCGCCATCGGCCGCATGAACGTCCGCCTCGACGATATCTGGAAGTCCATCGGCAGAATTCGAGGCCGGGTATGAAAGTCACTTTTACGGACGTGCCGCTGTCGCACTTCGCCGGCCGCAACCCGCGCGGCGCGCTGATCCAGACCAAGCAGGGCAAGCGCATCCTCGCCATGGCCCAGCGGGCCATGGCCCTGGGCGGTTCCGTCCACGTGGAAACCCGGATCGATGATGCCTCCATGAAAACGAGCCGGGATCAGATCACCGGCACGGTCTACGAGCGCATCACCGCCACCATCGACACCAGCCCGGAGCCTGCCGCATGACCCGCACCGCCACCAAGGAAAGGCCGGCCACGCCCGGCGAAGCTCCCCCGGGGAGCGAAGCCGGGTTCGCATTCACCCTCCCCGCTGGCGCGTTCGCCGCCGCCGTCGGCAAGGCCTGCGCCGTGGTCTCCGGCCGGGTCACTATCCCGATCCTGTCGCATGCCCTGCTGCGGCTCGACGCGTTCGGCGTGCTGCACGTCATGGGCACCAATCTCGACCAGGTCGTCGAGGCGGCCGCGTCGACAACCCACAGGCATGTCGTCTCCGGCGCCATCACCGTGCCCGCGCTCGACCTCAAGGACGCGCTCGGCCATTTGAAGCCGGCCGAGGACGTGTCCGCCGTGCTTGACCCGAACCGTGCCCTGCTGGTGCTGAAGCAAGGCCGCACCACCTACAAGCTGCCGACGCTGCCGGCGGACGATTTCCCGCTGGTCGCCGAGATCGCCGGCAAGACCGCCGCCTTCGACGTCGACGCCGCCGCCCTGGCCGGCGCTCTCCGGCAGGTCGAGATGGCCGCCTCCACCGAGGAAGCCCGGTTCTACCTGAACGGCGTGTTCTTCGATTTCAACGCGCCCGCGCCCGCGGCCGGAGCAACTTCCGTGCTGCTGGTCTCCACCGACGCCCACCGCCTGCACAAGGCCGCGCTGGCGCTGCCGGACGGCGCCCCGGCGCCAGATGCCGGTTTCTCCTTCATCCTGCCCAGCGCCGCCGTGCGGCCGCTGCTCGCCGCCTGCGACGGCCCCGCCGCCGGTCACCGCCTGTCGCTTACCCTGGGCGGCGCCAAGCTGCGCATCGACGCGCCTGACGCCAAGGGCGGGCCGGTGGTGCTGACCACCAAGCTGATCGACGGCACCTTCCCCGACTGGCGACGCGTGGTGCCGCAAGACCCGCCCAACCGGGTCGCCGCCGACCGCGACGAGCTGCTCGCCGCCGTCGAGCGGGTGGGCATCGTCCAGGGTGCCCAGATGAACAGCGACAACGCGAAAAGGCGCACGGCCGCCATCAAGCTGTCCTTCGCCGACGGCGAACTGCTGCTGTCCAACCGCGACCCGAATACCGGCGAGGAAGCCGACAGCGCCTGCGCCTGCTCGCTGCTCGCCGGCCACCCCGGCGAGGTCGGCTTCAACGCCGCCTACCTGGCCGCCGCCCTGCGCTCGTTCGGCGCCGCCGACAGCATCGAGATCGCCTGGACCGACGCCGGCGGACCGGCGCTGTTCACACGCCACGGCGCAGCCGGCGACGCCGACGCCCGCGTCGTCATGCCGATGCGGTTCTAGCGTTATGGACCTGATCGCAACCGGAAAGGCGCTTTGCCAGGGCAGTTGCGGCCTGGTTGACGTCGCCGATCTGATTCCCGACGCCAATGACCCGCCTGGGCGCTGCCCAAGTTGCGGCGGGCAGACCTGCCAATGCTCGTTTTGCGGCGAAACAGCCCAGGCCAAGCACGGCGAAAACCAACCCACCTCTGTCATCCCGGCGGCCAGTCCTGCGAAGCCCACCGGGCGAAGCGGGAAGGCCGGGACCCAGACTTGACAATCAAGGAGGCCCTCCATGGCTGACACCAAAGGCATCGCCGCCGGACAACTGAAAACCCTGATCGAGCGCATCGAGCGCCTCGAGGAGGAAAAGAAGGGCCTCGCTGAAGACATCGCCGACGTCTACGCCGAGGCCAAGGGCAACGGCTTCGACCCCAAAGTCATGCGCCAGGTGATCCGCCTGCGCAAGATGGAACGGGGCGACCGCCAGGAACTCGAGGCCCTCATGGACCTCTACATGTCGGCGCTGGAGGGCTAGATGGGCAAGACCCGCTTCACCTTGTCATCCCGGCGAAGGCCGGGACCCAGACTTGACGGGTTTTTTGACCGCGAGGTGGTCGAGTTGCTAACCGGCGTGAGTCGGCTGGCTATTACTACCGGCGTGGTGCGATTTGGGAAACTGCCGATCGCCCTGAGCCCGGAGGTCCACGCGACACTGCTTGCCATGAAGGCGATCAAGCCATGATCCCCGGTATCCGCGAATGCCTGGGCTACATCGTCGCCGGCGTCGCCGCCCTGTTCATGCTGGCGCTGATCGTCCTGGTGGTCATCCCGCTGCGCGCCCTGAACTGGCTGTGGCGCGCCGTCCGGCGGTCCCTGTGACCGCCCCGCCGGGAGAATAGCCCATGGCCACCCGCGCTGTCGGCAAGCCGACGCCGTCGCATTCGGGCCTGCTGGCCCTGGCGGCGGCGCTCGGCCGGCAGGCGGCGCGCGAGGACCACGCGGCCCGCAAGGTGGCGGCGGAGCAGAAGCCGGACAACAACGGAGATGATCGCCATGACTGACCGCGCCCCCTCGACTCCGTAGACGACGCCCTGAGGCTGGTCGGCTCCGGCAAGATCGTGAACCTGCGGATATACGCGGACGGCTCTGCGACCTGCGCCATAACCGATGATGGCTATTGCGAGGATGGAGACACGGTTTTCCCCACCGCCGCCATTGCCCTGACCATCGCCATTTTGGAGGACAGCCGTGGATGACCTTGTGAAGCAGGCCCGCGACCACGCTGCGGGGATGGGGTGGGTGCCGGTCGATCAGGTGCCCGAGGAATGGAAGGATGGGCGCGAGCTGCTGGCTTACTGGAGTGGCAGCAAAGTCCACGCTATCGTCGAGCATTGGGCTGGGAAGTGGATCGACGCCGATAATCTGGAAGTCGGACCGCCCACGCATCTGCGCGACCCAGACGATTTACACTCCGACCCGACCGCCGCCCTGCTGGTGTCCCTCGCGGACGCCTATGAAGCGCCTATTCCCATGCTGCTGTTCTGCCCGAAATGCGGACTGCAGCATATCGACGCGCCCGAGGATGGGTTTCACGAGGGTGCTGACGCGCAATCTGGCGCGTGGTCACCCAGATGGGACAACCCGCCGCACCGTTCGCACCTCTGCCTTGGCTGCGGACATATCTGGCGCCCATGCGACCGTTACACGACTGGCGTGGCGGCTATCGAGACAGCCGGGAAGGCTGATGGCTCGCCAGTTCCGTCCCTAGCGGACGAGGTGGTGCGGCTACGGGGCGATCTTGCCCACGCCTACGCTGAATCGCAAGCCAATCAGACCGCAGCAAGAACCGTGATGGGTGGCTTTATGGACCTTCGAGAGACGCACGCCGCCATGACCGACGCGGTGGTGCGGCTGCGGGAGGCGAGGGCCGTGCTTCACGAGATATGGGGCTGTTCCTACACATCCACGAAAACAGAGCGCGTAATGACGTTGCCGCTCGATCTTTTTAACCGGATGCATCTCGTATTTTTTCCAGATCAGGGCCGCCGCGCGCTGGCTGGCGAGCAGGGAGACGGGTGATGGCCAACAACATCATCGGCATTCGGGTGGTCAAGACGTGGGAAACCTGCGAACGCACCACCTATTACATTGAACTGCGCACCGATGAGGGCTTCACGATGACGCCGAGCAGCCATCGCACCAGAAGCATCTACACCGACTTTGTGGGGTTGACCAAGGATGAGGCCCGCGACCGCGCACTGATCGACGCGAACACGTGGGCCGACTTCCTCGGTCTCACCGTCGATGCCTACGTCGAGGATGGAGTTGAGCGCCAGCCGTCTATGCACTTCGAGACCTACACCACCCGGCGCAAGCTGGCCGCAAGGAAGGACACAACCCATGACCAATGACCCCATAGACGAAGCGCGGCGGGTGCTGGAAGCCTACGGCTTCGAGATGCACCCGACCATCAAGCGAGCGTTCGAGAACCTCCTGTCCCACGTCGAGCGCCCGACCGCCCCGGTGGACGCAGAGGTGGAGCGGCTGGCCGAGCGGCTGGACAACCTGACATCCATGAGCGGAGTTTGGGGAAATGACCTTGCGGACGCCGCCGCCATGCTCCGGTCCCTAGCCGCCGAGCGGGATGATCTGAGGGAGGAACTTCGCATCCTGACCTGTTCGGATGAGGAAATTCTTGCCGACGTGCTGCCCGAGGATATCGAGGCAACCAAGGAAATCGTTGAGCGCGCATTGGCGGATGCTCGAAGGCACATCGCGCTGACTAGCCAAGTGACGGACGCGGAGGTGGCTGGTCTGCTCGAACGCGGCGGATACACGAGCCAGCTTTCGCCCGATCTTCTTCATCGACTAATTACCGATGCGTTGACCATGGTGCAAAAGATCTGGTACCAGCAGACCGCCCCGGTGACGGGTGACCGGGCGGAGTTCGAGAAGCGATTAGAGGCTATGAAACGCGATCCGAACACACCGCTTCGTCACCAGATTCTAGCAACGGACACGCTTGCCCTCCTCGAAGCCGCCGACCGCCGCGAGATGGCGCTGGCCGAGGCGATTGCGGAGATTATTGGGCGCGTCAAGATGGCGGATGAACACGATGCAAGTCAATCTGGAACCAGATGTTTCAAGGAGCGGATGCTCACAAAGGAAGCAAAATCAATGACTACATTACGCGAGAGGTTGTGGAAGTCGGCAAGCTCCCTTGAGGACACTGCCATCGACCCTGCTTTGCTGTCCTATTTTCACAGCATGGCACAGAACGAGGCCCATGATCTTGTCCTAACCCTTTTCCTGGCTGCTGCCGATAGGGAAGGTGTGAACAAGGCATTTCTTGCGCGCCGGATGGACAAGTCCCCGGAACAAGTCACACGCTGGCTGGGGGGCTCCGGCAACTGGACACTCGAAACGCTGACCAACCTTTTGGTCGCACTCGGCTACAAGCCGAAGTTCAGCGCTGAACGCCTCTCCGCTATGCGCCAGGACAACGAGCACCACGACTTGGCGCACCCCGCCATCGTCGTCAACGTGACGAGTTCAGATTCATCGAGTGAAGCTAAATCCCTCAAGCTGTTGGCAGATCATGGCGATGGTGTTTTAACGGGAGCCGTATGATGACCAACCAAAGAATGCCGGATTTCAAGTACATCTACGCTAATGGCTTCGGAGTTCAATTCGGTGGCGTCGAATTTATGCTATCTTTTGGCATCAAAGAGAGCGTTGTATCAGATGATATAACTGAACAAGTGGGAGTTATTTTAACTCCTTCTTCTGTAAAGTTATTGTCGGTACTTCTGACAAAGTTTGTTTCCGCGATTGAGGCTGAATCAGGAGAGATTCCTCTGGATGCAAGCAAGGTGGCGAAGGTTGACGAAGCCTTAGGCGCGGCGGCGGCGGAAAGCCGAAAGCGCAAGGCGGCAGCAGAGCAGCCAACAGGGAAAGCTTAGGGTTTTGCCCAGCGCTTAGCCGCTGCCTTCTTCGCGATCTCTGAGCGCTGTTCCGGTGTCAGGCTTTTTGCCCGTGCCGTGCCGCCCTTCTTGCCCAGCGCCTTCGCTGCCGGGTCTTTGCCGTCATCCACGGCTTCGGCCTCGGTGATCTCGCCGGTGGCGATCTTGGCGATCATGACGGCGGCGCCGATCACATCGGCTGGCCGCTTCTGGCCTTTCGGTCCTTTAGGCACCAGCCTTCTCCGCGCCGTCCAATTCCCTCAACAGCCCTCCAAGCTCGTCGTAAGCCCACTGAATGTGCGCTCTGATGTCCAGCCTGTGTTCCTTGGATGTCGCTTGGGCAAGTTCCGTCCAGTCGCTACGGAGCGAATCCAGCAAGCCCTCCATGTCATCTTTGATTTCAGCAGCTTTGCGTTGCACTTTGCTTCTCCATGCTTACCGCTGAGCATACATGGGAGGATAGCCTGGCGCAAAGCAGCGTCAACCCCGCCGCATTTCAAACTGAGACACTACCGATGAACAGGCAGACTCAGGCGTTGCTCAGGGGCTGAGAGAGGCGCTTCGTGTTCTCGCCAAGGTGAGCGCGGAGGGGGGTGAGTGATGGCGCCAATTGACAACCCGCCCCGATCGTCCGACCGTTAGGGCCATGCCCACCGCCGCACCCCGCACCGCCGTCTACGCCCGCTACAGCACCGACCTGCAGCGCGACGCGTCGATCGAGGACCAGGTGCGCTCGTGCCGCCAGCTGCTCGCCCGCGAGGGCGTCACCGAATTCGAGACCTTCGCCGACCGGGCGATCTCCGGCGCGTCGATGATGCGCCCGGGCCTGCAGGCCCTGCTCGAGGCGGTGCGCGACGGCCGCGTCGACGTCATCGCCGCCGAGGGCATCGACCGCATCAGCCGCGACCAGGCCGACATCGCCGACATCGCCCGCACACTGCGCCACGCCGGCGTGCGCCTGCTGACCGTCCAGGAGGGCGAGGTCAACGAGTTGCATGTCGGGCTGAAGGGCACCATGAACGCCCTGTTCCTGAAGGACCTGGCCGCCAAGGTGCGCCGCGGCCTCGAGGGCCGGGTGCGCGCCGGCCGCTCCGGCGGCTCGCTCGGATACGGCTACCGCGTGGTGCAAGGCGCCGAGCGCGGCGGCCGCGCCATCGACCCGGCCGAGGCGCTGGTGGTCGAGCGGATCTTCAGGGACTACGCCGCCGGCGTCTCGCCGCGCGCCATCGCCCACGCGCTCAACCGCGAGGGCGCACCCGCCCCGTCCGGCGGCAGCTGGAACCAGTCCAGCATCAACGGCAATCGCCGCCGCGGCACCGGCATCCTCAACAACGAGCTTTATGTCGGCCGCCTTGTGTGGAACCGGCAGAGCTTCGTCAAGGACCCGGCCACCGGCCGCCGGGTTGGCCGCGAGAACCCGCCGGAGAAATGGGTGATCGAGCCGGCGCCGGACCTGCGCATCGTCGCCCAGGACGCCTGGGACGCGGTCAAAGCCCGCCAGGATGCCACCAGCACGAAGCGCGCGGGCGAGGCGCGCCACGCCAACACCGGGCACCGCCTGGTGCGGGCCCGGCGGCCGAAGACGCTGCTGTCGGGGCTGGTGCGCTGCGGCTGCTGCGGCGGACCGATGGTCCGCGTCCACAGCGGCCGCATGGCATGCAACCGGGCGCGCGAGACGAAAAGCTGCGACAACCGGCTGCGCATCGACGGCGCCCAGCTCGAGCGTACCGTGCTCGCCGGCGTGCGCGCGAACCTGCTGGCCGCCGACACCTTCGAGGCATTCGCCCGCGCCTATCTCGACGAGGCCAACCGCATCGCCATGGAGGAGAACGTCGCCCGCGCCTCGGCCGGCGCCGAGCTCGCCACCGTGGTCCGCCAGCTCAACCAGCTGGTCGATCAGATCCTCGCCGGCACGCCCGGCAGGATCCTCGCCGAGCGCATCGAGCAGCTCGAGGAAAAGCGCACCGCGCTCGAGGCGCTGATCGCCCGCACGCCCGAGTCGCTGCCCTACGCCCACCCCAACCTGCCGGCCCGCTGGCGCGCCAAGATCGAGGCCCTGAACGGGGGCCTCGCCGCCGGCGACATGGGGGCCACCGAGATCCTGCGCAGCCTGATCGACCGCGTCGACCTGGTGCCGGAGGGTGGCAAGCTGAGGATCGATCTGCATGGGGAAGTGGCGGGAATGCTGGCGTTTTGCGGCGAAGACCGCCCGCCAAGGCCGACACGAACCGGCCGCCTTATGGCTGGTTCCATATCGTTGGTAGCGGAGGAGCGCTGCCAACGATATAAACGGCTCGAATCCCTGGTGTTCCGCGACCTGCCGCTGGTAGCGTGAACCGGCATTTATGGAGGCAAGAGCAATGAAAATCATAGACCGCGCCACGTTCCTGGAGATGCCAGCGGGGACGCTCTTCCAGAAATACAGCCCTTATGTGTTCGAAGACCTGTGCATCAAGGGCGAGACCACCACCGCCGCCGGCTTCTTTCAAGTGGACCTGTGCGGGCTATGGCCGGCCGATTGCAACGACACCAATGATTTCTGCGATGCCCTCGACCGCATGCGTGCCGGCGCGGCCCTACCGCTTGACTTGGAGACGGAGTGCCGTGACGGCCTGTTCGACAACAACCAGCTGTTTGCCGTCTGGGAGGCCCGCGACGTCGAGGCCCTGATCGCCCGACTGGGCGCAGCCTTGCGCAGCGACGCGGCATAGTAGACCGATTCCCTGAAACGAAAAAAGGCCCGGCCGGCGCCCCTAAAGGACACCGGCCGGGCCAGTTAACCGCGCTGAAATCCTTGGGAGGCCGACCCGCCCGGCGAAGCCTTGGCGAAGACGGAAGCCTCGGCGAAGCCCGTCAGGGCGTGTTCGACGGCAACAGCGACTGCGCCTTGCCCAGATAGTCCGATCCGCCCTCGCTGGTGCGGGTCGCCGCCAGGCCGGTGGCGAAGAACCGTGCCCGCTCGGCCGCGCTCTCGGCCTTGCCGAACACGCCGGTCAGGTCGGACAGGCTCCAGTTGTTGCGCACGCCGAAGCTGCCGAACACGCTGCGGCCGTCGGCGATGTCCATGCTCTCGGTGACGGTCACCGGCACGCCGTCGATCGTCGTCTGGCTGACGGTCGTCGACTTCCAGGTGCCGTTGAGGGTGCGGACTTCCTTGGTCACCTTGCCGTCGCCCTTGTCGAGCTTGTAGAGGTACGTGTTCGGGATCCGCACGCAGTTGCGCTCGCCGTCCAGGTACACCCCGGGCGTCGGATAGGAGCCGCAGGCGCGGTCCTTGAAGCCGGCCGAGACCAGCGCCGACTCCATGTAGAAATAGGTCGCGGTCTGGTCACCGGCGCGCGCCGGACTCCAGCCCGACAGCACCAGCGCCAGGAACACCAGCACGCCCGCCCAGATCAGCAGCGCGCCTTCGATCTTGTTCATCATCCAGTCCAGCCAGGTCATGGCAAATCCTTCCTTGGATTGTTTTCGAGATCAGCGCCGCCGACCCCAGGTTGGCGGTCACCATGGCGTAGGTCGTCCGCGTCTCGCCGCACGCCATCGGCGGAAGCGTCGAGCAGCCCGCGCAGCCGATCGAGAGCAACAGCGAGGCCGCCGCCGAAACGCGTGAAGCGCGGGAACTTCGGAAACCGCGCGAACGCCACGGCATCAGGCCGTCTTGTTGGGCGTGGCCCAGACGGCGATGGTGGTGATCACGACCACCACGGCGTCCTGGAACTGCGCCGGCACGTCGAAGCCCTGCGCCGCCGCGATGGCGGCGACGGCGGCCACCGCTGCGGCGATGGCCTTGTTGTAGCGGGTCATGAACTTTCTCCTCAATAGGACCAGAGCGCGGGGCGCGGATAGTCCGGCGCCGCGAGCAGGTCGAGATGGATGAAGCGGGCCGTGCCCTTCTGCTGCACGCCGATGCCAGTCACCCCCAGCCGGATGGCGTGGCCGACCAGCGCCAGCGCCGCAGCGCCCTCGATCGCGATGTCAACCGCCCGTCCCGTGGTGTGCGGGCCGGTGTCGCCGGTCGGCGAAATGCGGCGGTTGTAGGAAGGCGCGCGGTAGCCCGACGTCACCGGCAGCGGCCGGCCGACGGCCGCGCGCAGCGCCTCGAGGATGTCGAGCAGCGCCGGGTCGACCAGCAGCGCGCCGGTGCCCTTGCAGGCGAACTCGCGCGGCTGGAAATGCGGCCAGCGGCCGGGCTTCCACTGGCTGGCGTCGGTGATCATGGCAAGGCTCCGCTCAGAATTCGTCGCAGCCGGCGATGCGGTAGGTCAGCCCGGTCATTTCCTCGTAGTCGGCCATCAGCGCGTTCAGCCGCCGCAGCGCGCCGGGCCTGATCGCCTCCATGTCGCCGCCGTCGATGCCGTCCAGCGCCGCGCACTGCTCGCGCCTGGCGTCGTACAGCTCGGCCGAGATCAGCCGCACCTCGATCCGCTTGGCCCGCGCGTCCAGCCGCGCCAGGTCGGCGGCGTTGGCGAATCCGGCCACCCAGGGCAGCATGCCGCAAGCCCACAATATGTGCACCGTCAGCACCGAGCCGATCGCCAGCACCACGTAGAACACCGCCCAGCGCCACGCCTGGCGCGTGTCCTCGTCGGCCGTGCGCTTCGGCGGCACGATCGAGCGCACCACGGGTATGAAGTCGATCGCCCCCAAGCGGCCCTCCTCGTCAGGATGGATTAATCCTTAAGCGCCGCGGCCAGGGCGCGCAGCGCGGCGCGCGTGCCCGGGTCCTTCACCTGCCCCAGCGCCGCCTCCACCCGGCTGCGCCGGGCTTCTTCCCGCTCGGCCTTCGGCAGGCGCTTGTCGATCCGCCGCAGCAGCGGCTTGAACGGCCAGCACTCGACGAACAGATGGTGGTTCTCGCCAGGCTTCAGCGCCAGCCGGCGCAGCCCTTTGCCACGCAGGCCGTGGAACAGCACCTCGGCATCCTCGGGCAACCCGTCCAGCACCAGTTCGCCGTCCTGCTCGCTGATCGTCACCGGCATGTCCGGCCGCTCGGCGCAGGTGATCCCCATCGGGTCGCTCATATGCGTGTCCGGGTGGCACTCGTCGGGCACCGGCCGCCAGGCGCAGTTGCCCGGCAGGTTCGGCAGCGTGCCGGCCGAGCTGCGCCGTGTCTCCAGGATCTGCCCGGTCGTGGTGTCGTAGATGGCGACTTTCATGAGGACCTCTTGTCCGGCTCGTCACGCCGTAGCTTTAGCGAAGGCGGAAGCTATCTCTTGATGACGAAGATGCGGGCCTGCAGGTTTGATGCCGTACCGGTCCAGCCCGCCTCCAGCGAGGTCACAGACAGCCGGTAGGTCGGATTGGCCGTGGCGATGTCCGGGTCGATGAACGGCACCACGTTGGACTGGTCGCCAAGTTCGTTGAACAGCACCGGCGCGCCCTGCAGCGGAAACTTGTCGCTCGGCCCCACGTCGACCCGCTGCACCCGGCACTGATAGGCCGTGCGGTCGCCAAAGCCGGTGCCGCCGATGGTGAACATGAACGTCACGTCGACGTCGTAGCCAGCCGGCGCGGTCACCGCCAGGTCCCACAGCGTCGTTGTGCCGCCCTCGGTCAGCGCCACCGTGGTCTTGTCGGTGCCGGTGTTGTCGGTCACCGCGTTCGGGTTGATCTGCGCCGTGTTGACGCTGTCGAGCACCGCCAGGTCGCCCTGGTTCAGGATCGTGCCGGCGATCGTCGTGTCGGTGATCGTCACGCTGCCGGACGTCGACCAGGCCGAGACCACGAAGGTGCTGTTGATGTGCGCCACCCGCACCTTGTAGGTCGTACCCTTCACCAGGCCGGTGATGATCGCCCCGTCGCCGCTGCTTGCCGGCACCGTGCCATAGGGCAGCCAGGTGGTGCCGTTGTCCGGCGAAAGCTGCACGTCGCTCGAGATGATGAACGGGCTCGGGTCGGCCCATGTCACCTTGATCGCCGGGATCTTCGACCCGTCCGACCCGACGAACGTCGCCGCCACTGCCGTCAGGCTGGCCGGCGCCGACAGGTCGAGCGGGATCGTCACCACCGGCCCACCGCCCGCCATCGCCGTGTAGCCGGCCTCGTGCGACGCCGCTGTCCAGGAATAGACCGCGCTGGCCTCTTCCTTGACGTCCAGGTCGATGGTGTAGGCATCGCCCTCGCTGTCGGGCGAGTTCAGCCGCCAGCCATGCACCCGCATCACCTTTGACGACCACGAGAAGCTGCCGTGCGTCACCTGGATCGTGTCCCACACCCGGATGTCGAGGCCCTTCAGGTTGACCCGGATGGTGCCCGAGCCCCGCTGGCGCGCCTGGTTCTTGGCGATGCGCGCGATCCGCTGCGCCATCCGGTGGTCGGTGGTGAACGGCAGGTCGAGCGTCAGCCAGAATATCTCGCCGCCGTCCTCGGTCACCGCCGTCGAGTCGGTCACGACCGGGTAGTCGGCCGGCTGGTAGGCGTTGCCGGTGTCGATGAACAGGCCCTTGACCTGGTTCGCCAGCTCGCGCCGCGACGGCGCCTTCTTCCACTCCACCGAGACGATGTCGCCTTCGGTGAACGTCGCCGCCGGGCTGTCATAGGCGCCCGGATGGAACCGGAACACCCCGCCCGAGAACGTCAGCGTGCCCGCCATCGAGCGGGTCATCAAATCCATCACCTCCTCGTGCGACATCGACGAGTTGATGATCGCATTCACCGAGTAGCGCAGGATCGTCCCGCCGCCGGTTACCGAGACCGTCTCGTCGCAGATGTTCGCCGCCGCCTGGATGTTGGCCATGTCGAAGGCGCTCAGCGGGAAGCCCGGGCCGAGATAGCTGTCGCGCAGATAGTCCAGCGCGCACAACACCGGGTTGACGCTCCACGCCCAGGTCGATTCCGTCGCCGCCCGGTGCGAGCCGGACCCGCCGGACACCGTGCTGTCCAGCCGTGGATCGTAGACCTTCTTGCCCTTGACCAGCACCGAGATGTTGGGCAGGCCGGTCGGATAGACGTCCCGGTCGAACAGCAGCCGGTGCACCTGGTAGGCGCAGCCGCGCAGCCGGTGGTTGCTGGTCCAGCGGCTCGAGGCCGCGTCGAGGGTGGCGTCGACGGTCTGCGAGGCGGCGCCCAGGTGCTCGTAGCGCCAGGCGAAATTCGGATAGGGCGCCGTCGTCGCCGCGTTCGACGAGAACGCGATCAGCTCGTCGTTGTAGTAGACCCCCTGGAAGCTGTCGATCTCGTGGTCGGCGTAGACGTTGACCAGCCAGACGTTCTCGTTGTCGGTGCCGGTGCTTTCCACATAGACGATGGTGCCGCCGGTCCGGCGCAGGCCGTAGATGTACTCCCGCGGCGCCGCCGGATCGCGGCTCATGTTGATGACCGTGCCCTGGTCCCCGGCATTGTAGCCGCCGGCAATCAGCTTGCCGATGGTGTTGACCAGGAAGCCGCTCACGGCGGTGACCACGATCCCGGCGATGATCCCGGCCGTGGCCGCGCCGATGCCGATATTCACCAGAGCAGCGGCGACGAACGCGACGACCGGCGGCATCAGCCCACCCGCCAGGCGAACCTGGCCCCGGTCGTCGGCAGCCGGATCGGCCCCTCCGCGCCCGGCCCGACGCATTCGGCGCCTATGCAGGTCAGCAGCGTCGGCCCGAGCGCCGTCACCGCCAGCACCGGGTCGCCCCGCCGCGCCATGGCGGGCGCCGCCGGCTTGCCGAACTTGCGCGCCATGGTGTGATAGAGCGAGCCGGCGCCGATTTCCTTCAGCGCCGCCGACGCCGACGCCGCGTCATGGTACTGCCCGCGAAACTCCGCCATCGGGTCCGCGCCGGTCATCGCCTTGCAATGGTCCGACCATGCCGTGGTGCAGTCATGCTTGCCCCAGCGGAAGGTTTTTCCGGCCTGCGCCTCGATCGAGGCCGCCAGCCGCTCCGGCCAATCTTCCCGGCGGGTGATGGCTTTCCGGGTCATTTCTTGGCCTGCTTCTTCAAATTCTTGCGCGACTGCTTGGTCTGCTCGCCGTCGTTCTGGCCCCAGTTGATGGCGATGTCCTGGATCGCCGGGATGTATTCCAGCCCGATGTCGCCCGAATAGCGCGACTGCTGGTCCATGTCGGTCCGGCGCCGGTCGTTGGCGCGCTCGAGCACCCGCATCCAGCTCTCGCAGTTGACCGTGATCCGCCCGGTTTGCCCCTGGTCGGTGACCTCCATGAAGTCCATCACCCCGCCGAAGATCTGCGGCGGCGTCGAGATCAGCGCCAGGGTCGCCGTGTTGAACAGCCCCAGCCAGATTCGGGCCGCGCGCCCCTGGTAGTTCTCGGTCAGCGCCGTCGCCAGCAGCGACGTGTCGGTGATGTCCAGCGTCAGCTGCACCCCGGTCGCGACGATGTCGGCCTTTTCCTCGATCACCGAGATGCCGCCCAACTCGCCGACACCGGTGAACGTCGCGCCCTCCGGCCCGGTGATCGAGCCGATGCCGGTCCAGGCGCGCACGACGCCGGACGAGAAGTCCAGCTCGACGAAATACGCCGCCACCACCCGCGAGGCCGCCGCCGCGTTGGCGTTGTCGGTCGTCAGGCCCCTGCTCATTTTATGTCGCCCTCGTTACGCCGTAGCCTTGGCGAAGGCGGATCATCGCAGATCCTCGATCGCCGTGAACGACATCGTGCCCAGTCGCAGCAGGTCGGAATCCCAGGACACCCGGTTGTCGATCAGCCGGAACTTGCCCTTGGCGTCGGTGATGGTGATCGCCGCGTTGTTGGCTGGCGACTGGCCGGCGCCGATGCCGGGCGAGATGTCGAGCGTCAGATTGCCCGAGCCGTCCGAGGTGCCGTCGGCGACCACCATGCGCAGCAGGCCGTTCACCTCGATCCAGTCACCCGCCTTCAGCACCAGGGTCGAGTTCGGCCAGCCGTCGGTCACCAGCGTGTAACCCGACTGCGACCCGCCATTGACCAGCGGCGTGCCGCCCCCCGCGCCGCGCGGAACCCGAGCGTCCGGATCATAGCCGTAGAAGCTGCCATAGGTGCCGCGCAGCGACATGCCGAACGCCTGCCAGGCCGCGATCTGCGCCCTTGTCTTCCTCGGCAGGCTGAACTCGAACACCAGCAGGTCGCCGGCCCGCGCCACGGTCTGCACCGAGCGGTTCAGCGACTGGATGTTGACGTTGTTGAAGTCGGCGCCGAAGGTCGAAACCGTGAAGCCCCGGTCGGGCAGCGTCAGCGGAAAGGAAATCGTCACCGGATGAACGCCCCCGCCGTGCGCTGGTTGGCGTTGCGGACCGCCTGGGCGGCCTGGGCGGCGATCTTCGGCGTGTGCTGCCGGATACGCTGGTCGACACCCTCCAGCCCGACGTCATAGTGGTTGTGGATGTTGACGACCACGGCCTGGCCCCCGCCCATCTTGTTGTTCGGCACGATGCCGCCCGACGACCCCGGCACGAACATCTCCGGCCCCTTCTCTCCGACCAGGTACGGCGTGTTTGCCGTCACCGGCCCGCCGGCCGCGCGCGTGCCGAGCGTGCCCGAGCCGATGCCGAAGATCGAGCCGAACACTCCGCCGCCGCTGCCCCCGGACGCGGCGCCGAAGATCGACTTCATCAGCGGCTGGATCACCGACAGCCGGAACGCCTCGTTGATCATGTCGTTGATCAGCGTCTTGAACGACCGGCCCACCTGCTTGAAGATGTCGCCCGCGAACCAGTCGATGTTCGACAGGCCCTGCTCCAGGCCCTGCAGCGCCCGGGCGAACCCGCCCTCCAGCGTCTCCGACGCCAGCAGCGCCTCGTGGCTCAGCCGCCCGATCGCCGCCGCCGCCTCGTCCGTCGTCAGCCCGTGCTCGCCGGTCAGCGCGTTGATCCGCTCGATCTCTTGCGCCAGCGCCACCATCGGGTCGCTGGCGGCGCGGATCGCATCCGCCTCCTCGCCGATCCGGGCGATCCGGTCCTGCTGTTCCTTCGGGTCGAACCACGCCGACACGTCGATCGGGAACGCCGCCCCGGACTTGCCGACGAAGCCGCCGTCGATCAGGTCGGGCAGCGCGTCGGCCTTGCCCGGCTTGCCGGTGCTGACCTTCAGGTCAGCGGCAACGCGCCCGGTGCGCCCGAAATTGCCGACCGAGCCCTTCCAGTCCTGACTGCTCTGGACAACCCATTCCGGGCCGTTGCCGATGCCCATCCTGGCAAGGAATTCCTGCGTCGCGCGGGC